TGAAGAACCAGATGTGCCCGCTACACCACTTGTACCTGATGAACCATTAGCTCCTGAAGTACCAGAAGTACCTGAAGAACCAGCAACACCAGTACCAGAAGTACCTGAAGAACCTGATGAACCTGATGCACCAGGAGTAACTGTACTAAAGTATACTAAACCTGAACCTGTATCGTAAGTTAAAGTTGTTGGAGCTGAAGGGTTATTGGTAATTGCACCTGGCTGTAATACAAGATCAGCTGAAGATGATAATATAAGGGCACCACCTATTTGAATGTTTGATGAGGTTACACCATTAAGTGCGTTAATGATGTTCAATACTTGTGAAGCTTCAATTAAGCTACCACTTTGTATCCCGTTTGTACTTATAAATGACGGCATGTGTAAATTTCGTTTAGAATTATTCTATAATAAATATGACGAATTCTAAATGGAACTTATTAGGACGTTCTTTCTTTAAAATAGGTTTTAGTAATATTATATGCTAATGGGTTAGGACCCGCCTGAGCTGCATTAATGCCTGATGGTATAATATAAGCGTTAACTTTAATAGTAAATTCGCTTTTGTTTGCTCGATCAACATTATTACTTACAGTTGTAATTGTTGGAAATTCATCGATTCTTGCTCTAAACATAAATCGTTCAGGATCACCCCAATATGAATCAGAAGCAAATTCAAACGCTTCTATAATAGTGTTCATTTGATCTTCAATAAAATCAGTCCAAACTATACACTTATAAGATATAATAAGATAATCAGGAATAATTCCTAATATAAATTCTTTTTGTTTCTTTTGATTTTGTAAAACCTTAAAATTATCGTAAAAATTTCTTGATGTGTATGGTAATTCAAAGTATTGAAAATTCCTTACTTTGTTACCATCTAATTTATTACCAATCGATCTATCTTTAGTAATAGACTCTCTTTGAAACATAATCAAAGGAACCATTATTTTTTCTTGACCATCTCTGTAATAACCATCAGCTTGTACTGCTTTCCATTTTTCAGGAGAACCATAAATTATAGGAACAGCAATTTGTCTATTATTTTGTGTAGCAACGGGCTTAATTACATTTGAAAAGTAATAAGAAATAGTTTCATCTATATCTTGTAAACCAATAGAAATTGGCTTTACCTTTTTTTCATCTTTATAAGATGTTTGGTAAGCACGATTAAACTCGGGTTGTCCTGGTTTTAATTCAGTTTCAACCTGGTTTGGGTTTCCAATATGAGGGTCAGTTGGTGTAACTAACTTACTTAGAAACTGTTGTTTATTATATGGTGTTGGTTTAAACTCCATTATTTAATCATTCTATGGGTTTTATTCTTTAAGTTCTTTAAGATTTCTTTTATTTTTCCTAAATCACTTTTGTCATCTACTTTATCCATATAACCAATTAATTGATTTAATTTATTATAAACAAATTTAGGATCAACACTATAGTCAACATCCCACGAATATTTTCCTGTTTCCGGGTCAATATCAGATAAAGTTGTTTTTATACCTGATTCAGGACTAGTGTCGGTCTGTCCTATTTCTCTTTCTGTTATAAAATTAATAAGTTTTATCATTATAGTCGTGTTTGTTCTATGCCTGGGATTTCTGGGCGTGTTAAATGGCAAGTTAAAATAAATGATAAGCTGTCGCCAAATTCAACTACATCATTATCATAAGGATAACTTGGATCTTTACCTACTATCAATTGATTTTCATTTACATTATCAACTTCAAAATATAAATTATTCCAAAGTACAATATCACCAATTTCTGGAACTACATTGGCACTAATACAATCATCTCTCCAAAGTCTAACTTCTAATTCACGGAATGTATCAGGACCAAAACTATCAGTTTCAGATGTAGTACCACCTCTAACTAATAAACAAGGTAGTAAAACAGGACCCATATAAGTTACGTTTTGTTGTTCACCGTAAACGTTAGCGGGTGTTTCTGTTAATACCACTTTATAGTAACCAACAAGTTGTTCAATAATGTCATGAATCAACTCTTGATTGACACTATTAAATAATTGAACATCTCTTTGTCTGCCGAACATTGCCATAGTCTATCCGATATAAATTGGTAAAGGTACTTCGTTTAATGTTGATTTCATTGCTGTTGTCTCCGCTGCTTTTCTTTCTAATTGCTTTTGCCTACTCACTTCTTCCAAATCACCTCTTAGTTTTTCAATTAATGCTGTTTTTTCAGCTGTTGCTGCTGATAATAAATCAGATTGATTTAAAGTTACTTCAGCACCAGGAATAGGAACTGTGCCATACTTACCTCTTACATATCCTAAAAGTTCTTTTGCAATAGCTAAAGTATATTCAAAAATCCAATATCTACCAGGTGCATTAATAAAGCTATAAGTAGGATTATTATAAGGAACCTTACTCATATCTGCTATTAAATTAGAACCTGAATAAGGAGAAGCAATTGGATTTCCTCTTTCTGATCGTTTAATATAAGTAAAATATAAAGGATAATTAACTGTAGGAACAGGGAAAATTCTAAGTTGATTATTAATCAACTCAAAACTAAATCCAACTCTTCTAACCTGGTTACTTGCTTTTAATTCATTAATTCTTTCTAAATCCCAATATACAGGATAAATTGTAGCCATATTTCCTAAACCACCATAAGCACCATATCCCGCACCACCAAATAAACCTGGTGAAGCTAAACCAGCAGAACCTCCTAATTGAGGATAATAGTTATCAAAACCATAAACTGAATAAAGTGATTCAGGTAAGGCTTCATAAAATATTTGTTTAATTTCAATTGAATCTCCAGGTTCTAAACTTGCAGATAAGTTAGCCCAAGCATTCATATCATATGTTTGCTGAGAAGCTGTTAACCAAATAGCACCTGAGTAGTATGTTGTATAACCACCTACTCCTGCTTCTGAAGCATAGTTTTCAGATAATCTAATCAAATTACCTAAGTTAGGAGTAATAACAGAATTATTATAATTAAATCCTGGAGAACCAGAAGCATAGTTAGCAGAACCTGTTGTATTACCTTCAAATGTTAGAAAGTTATTTCTAATTTGCCATAAGTACATTTCGTTACCATAAGTGGTAATTGCCTCTTCAAAAGCTGTAAAAAATGAACCTGATTGAAGTTCAATATCAACCAAAGGATAACCCATACGATTAGCACAGAATACTGCTACTTTATTAGCATCAGTCTGAAACTGTGTATCACTATCATAAAAACCGAATGGTGTTTGACCTGGAGCAAACGAGCTAGTACCGGTCCATATTGGGGTTGTTGCCATTTATACAATTTTACTCATATAAATATATTAATCTCTATGGTCCGTATATATTTTAATTATGTCTTCAACTATCGGATCGCGGTGATTAGTTTTTAATGTTACTACACTAAATCCGGGGATTTTAGTTAAGTTATTACATATAAAATTAAAACCAGACATTTTTTTCTCTTTAAGATCAATTTGGGCAGAATCACCACAAATTATCATTTTAGATCCTTCACAAATACGACCTAAAAGTAATTCCATTTGTCTATGAGTTATATTTTGTCCCTCATCTACTACAACACAGCAGTTAGATAAGTTTCTACCTCTCATGAATGCTAAGGGAATAACTTCAATTTTACCATTCATAATCTCATTATCAATTTTTTCTTTGTTATATAAACGATACATGTTATCGTATATAGCAGCTGTATAAGGAGCTAATTTAGCATCTTTATCACCCGGTAAAAAGCCGATTTCCTCGCCTGATGTTACTGCGGGTCGAGTTAATATTACTTTTTCTACTTCGTGTTTAAAAAGAAGATCTAATGCTGCTTGAGCTGCAAGCATTGATTTACCACTACCTGCTTGTCCTCTTAGAACAGTAATTTTATTTTCTAAAATTGTTGACTTAGCTTGTTTTTGTTCTTCATTTAAAGAAACTTGAAACTTAATTGGATTTTTTGGTTTACGCTTTTGAGCAAAACCACTTGTACCGCTTGAACTCATTTGTAACGTTTTATATAAATATGAAATTAAAAAGCCCCCAAAATGGGGGCTTCTTTTTTATTTTGGTTTTTTAAATTTAGCAACGATTTTGCTGATTGTAGGGGCTCCAAAGAATCCTACTAATACACCCAACCAAAAAGGCAAGTGTACTAAAAATGCTAATACTTCCATTTGTTAAAATGTTTTTTAAGGTTAAAGTATAACTTAATCGCGATATTGTGTACGGCAATACATATTACATAATAATAAACAACAAATACTCTATATATCCATATAGACAAAAAAAGCCCGGCTAAAAAGCCGGGCCCTTTTTTATTCACTCTTAATTATCTAAGACTAGATAATGTTTAAGTCGTTCACGTACACTTTACCATAGAATTCAGGACGAACCATTTTCTTAGCGTAACGAGTCATGATACCTTTTCTTGGAGTGAAGGTTTCTGGATCGTACACTAACGGTGTCATGATCAATGGAATATAAGGAGCATAAACGGCACCAGTTTCTAAGAACTGAGAACCTTTGAAGCCCATTAAGATTACGTTCTCTAACATGTATGGATTCTTGTACACTTTGTAACGGCTATTTAAAGCACCTACTTTTTGTACACCGAAAGCATATTCCATTTTAGCTGCATCGCCGTCTGTATCAGCTGCGAATCCTGGGATTGATTCCAAAATTGTAGCTACAGCAGGAGAAACTACCATGAAATTAGCACCACCACGTAAAGTACGTTGGTGAATAATGTTAGAAACTTTTTGTAATTTGATACCAATTGTTTGGAACCAGCTCATTTGAGTGTAGAACAAACCAGCAGTGTTACCTTCTGAGTAGTTGCTGAATGAAGTACCTGGTTGAGCGATTTGCGCACCAACTTTAGCTGACCAATATTCAACTGTAGGAGCGTTAACAATTAACATATCTAAGATTTCTAAGTCGATCTCTAAAGAGATGTACTCTGATAACATAGAAGTTAATTCAGCTTCAGCATCAATTGATTGGTAAGCGTTTAAGTCTTGAGCAAATTCTGGTGTCCATTGTGCTTTTAACTTTTTAGTTTTCGCACTGATAGTCTCACTTCTCATTTGAACGTTGATCTGAGGGATCGCGATTACTGAAGAAGAGATATCATTTGGTACAGCGTAAGGGTTACCATCTTCGAAGTCACCAGCAGTTTGGAAGTTAGTTAACTTGTTATAGTAAACTGTGTAATCTGTAACACTATCAGAAGGTTGACCAACAGCGATCCATGTGATAGCACCACCATTGTTAACTAATGAAGTGTAAGCAGGTTGAACATCATCTGCAGTGATAGCAGTGTTAGTAGCAAAGAAAGCACGAACACCGTTTGTATCTAATACTGTGCTGATAGATGAAGTAGCAATTGTAATAGCGATTAAGCCTTTTACATTACCAGAACCATCTAATGAAGCTGAGTATTGACCATCCCAGTTTGTTTGAGCCCATGAAGCTGAACCTACAGTTACTGATTGAGAGATAACTGAAGCTGAGAACTGGTTAGTTGAATAACCGAAACGACCAGCACCATAAAGACCACCTGAAGCAGCGTTACCGAAGTTAGCTGAAGACGAACCATATAATGATTGACCGTTAACGAAATTTACCTTACCATTAGTACCATATTGGAAATCCAAGAAGAATACTAAACCAGCAGGTAAAGACATTGGCTGTACAGAAACGAATTCTTTAGCAGCGATTTGACCGAATACTTTACGTACTAAAGGTAAAGCTACTGCAGCGTACTGAGCACCAGTACCTGGAGTGAAGGTTGCAGAAGAAGGACCTGTTTGAGATTGCTCAACAACTAATTGTTTAGCTTGGTTCTCTAAGATAACTGACATGTTGTTTTTCTCAACGTCAGTTCTAATGCCTTCTAACAAACCTGATTTTGCCCACTTCTTGCTAAGACGTTGTGCGTCTGATTGCATACTCTGCCATGGGTTTGCAGATTCTAGTAATTGATTAATTACGTTTGACATTTGTTAAAAAATTTAATTTTTGTTTAATTTGGTTTATTTGATACCAGCTAATCTTTGCATTCTAGCTACAAATGAATCTGCTTCAACGATTGGAGCAGTTGTTGTAGAACCGCCTAATACGGTTTTAGATGCAAATCCAACTGATTCTTTAATTGCACTCTTTTGAGAAGCGCCATTGAAAGATTCTTTCAATGTTTCGTAAGTGTTTTTAACTTCTTTTACAGATTCTGCTCTATCAAAGGCGTTAATTACCTTTACTTTTTGAGATTCAGTCAAAGATTTAGATTTGAAGATCTTGTTAACATAAAGTAATTTAGCGTTTAATAAGTTTACTTCGTTAAGCTCGTTTTTCAAAGCCTTGATAACCTTAACGGCTTCAGCAACTTCTTTTTTAGCTTCTTCAACTTCTTTCTTCGCTTCCTCTACGTCTTTCTTTTCTTCAACTTTCTTTTCTTCAACTTTTTTAGCTTCCTCAACATCTTTCTTTTCATCTACTTTACCTTCTTCTTTTTTGTCAAGTTCACGTAAAATTGATTCAAGTTCCATGTCGTCAGAAACTTCTTCGTCGTCGCTCATATCAACATCAGCGCCATCAGCGTCAACATCAACATCAGCTTCTAAATCGTCTTCAGCAGCACCTTCGCTACCTAAAACGTCAGCTAAAACGTCACGAATAATGTCTTTGAGTTCGTCAACTGTTAATTCAGTTACTTCATCACCTTCTTCGCCTTCGCCTTCGCCTAATTTTTCACCAGCTTGTTTTCCTTTTTCGTACTCATAAGCGGCTTTGCCTTCTTTAGCATCTTTTTTAGCTTCGTCAACTTCTTTCTTTTCGTCAACTTTTTTAGCTTCAAGATTTAAAGGATTAACTGGAACAGCAGCGGGATCAACTCCTTCATGAGCATCTTCTTTTTCAAGTTCTGCTAAGATTTCGTCTAATTCCATTTCGTCCAATTCGGCATTTTCTTCCATGTCTGCGCTTTCTTCCATGTCTTTGGTCTCATCGACTTTTGCTTCTTCCATGTCTTTAGCTTCTTCCATGTCTTTTTTCTCTTCTACTTTTTTAGCTTCTTCAGCTTTGGCTTTTGCTTCTTCCATATCTTTATTCTCATCCATATCAGCACCATCATCTTCCATTAAAGATAATTTAGCGTCAATCATAGATTTGATTTTTGGAGTGAAAGCTTCTTCCAAAGATGCTTTAGCTGATGCTAGTGCAGTCTCACGGATTGCTTTAGCCTCAAGAAGAGCTTCTTGAAAAAATTGTTTGTTTGTCATTTTAGACTCCTTTGTTTTTTCGGGATTACTTATTAGAGAAGTAATATAGGGATTTAATTAGAGAGGGAGATTATATTAGATAATAATCTATCTTGATAGTCATAAATATATATAGAGGATGGAAACCGCACAGGGCTCTAAAAAAATGACCCAGCCTTACGGGGCTGGGTCTATTTAATAATAAGTAGCGTTTTAAGTTACTTAATAATTCCTGCTCTTACTTTCATTAAGTGATTAAAATCAATTGATTCTTCAACTTCTGTTTTTTCTTTTGTTAGTTTAAAATCACTACCAAATTCTTCTTTAGCTATTCTAACAGCTTGTTTTAATTGATTAGGATTTATTACTGTGATATCAATTGATCTATTTTTTGCATTAAATTTTGCTTTTCCTTTAATACCTGCATCAATCATTTCATTTTGAATTGCAATGGCACTTTCTTCTGCTACCATACTTGGTTGGAATGAAGTATCTATTTTAAAAGAAGATGGGATTGATTCTTTTAAATAACCATCTGGTCTTGCTTGCATACCAGGAGCGTCAGTTTCAGTTGGTCTAAATTTAAATTCACCTTCTGCTACGCTAGCAGCATCACCATAAACTTGATCCATAAATTCACCTGATTGAACTGTGAAATTGGTACCTCGTACTTGGATACTTTTTGGATTTTGGAAATCTTTTTTGATATCTGTTACTCCTTCTTTTGGTTCACTTCTATAATTTCTAGAAGCACCTATAGGTCTATTTGGAGAATTAGAAGTAATTCTATATTCAATAGTAAAAGTTTCGGGAGTAATTTCAATTATGTTAAAATGAAGTTCTTCACCGGTACTACCTATGTTAGCAGTAGTTGCTGTATGATCAAATAGTCTATTACTGATCTTATAGGGGTTTACATCTTCTTCTAAACCTGTTTCTTTTCTATAAGTTTCTTCGTCATTAGCCATTTGGGTTGCTGTTGAATCATCCATAAATCTTTGTGCTGCTTCTTCTGGTTTTAAATGACCATATTTGCCTATAAGATAGCTTGGAGATATTAGTGTGTCAAACCCTAAAGCATCTTTAAATGCTTCTAACCATTGATCATTTGCGGGATGACTTTCTTTAAGAAAGTTTTTTAATTTATACTTTGCCATATTATCTTAAGCAACAAATACCTGTTTGAGTACAAATGATTTCGTATAATAACGAATTTGCATTGTCGTATTTGTTATAATTTTTATTTTTATAATTTACACCTTCACTAATTACACCTTCATTTAATCCTACTGGCTTCATGAATGCACCATAAGTTGAAGGAGTAGAAACGAAATCCCAACACAATAATTCGAAATCGTCCTGTACTTCAACTGTACCTTCTCCTAATGGTTGTACTGAACCCATACCACGAGAAGAAATACCAACTGTGATGTTATTTAGGAATAATTCTTTTAAGATATTACCACTTGGAGTAGGTAATACTTCAATTCTACCTACTAAATCATCTCCTTCCCACCATAAATCTAAGATATTATGGCAAGCATTCTTTAAGTTAATAACTGATGATTCAGGGTGGTCTAATTCGCCTAATGCTCTGTTTTCAGCAATAGGTCCTTTAATATATTTGTCTACTTCACGGAGTAAAACTTGTTTAGGATAAACACGACCATTTTGGTTTTTTGCCTCAGCACGTTGTACTAATCCTTCAACAACTAAGTTCTTTGAAGGACGTTTAATCGCCTCACTCAATACTTGAGGAGACGGTTTAAACGACATATATTCTATAAGTAATTGTTTAGCCATATTATTATCCTTGAGCTTCTGCTGCTGCTTCTTTTGCTTTAATATCAGCTAATTTTTTTTCAGCATCTGCTGTTTCTTTTTTCTTTTGAGCTACTGCTTTTTCAGCTTGAGCAATTTGGTCATCTAAAACACCTTCTTCTAAAGATTTATCTTTTTTTTCTTTAATTGCTTTTACTTTATCGTCTGATTTTAATGCTTTTTTTAAAGCTTCTTTCATTTTGCCAACAGCACTTTCTTCTTGTTTTGCTTCTTTTACACCTGAGGGATTATTTTTAAACTTAATGTTAATTCCTAACATAGTATTGTCGTTAGGAGCTTTAACATATTGAGCATCTAATTGATCAGCATAGTTTTTACCTACAAAAGCTTGTAATTGCTTATTTACTTCATTAGCTACTGGGTTAAGAACTCTAGAAGTACCACTAAGTATAATACTGATGAATGAATTGGCTTCATTTACAAATATTTCAGCCATTACAGCATCATCAGCATAAGTATTTCCTTTCTTTGATACTGCTTGAAAGGCACTAGCAGCATTTTTAATATCGGATGTAACGATTTTTACACCGGTTACTCCATTTACTTTTTTAATAACACTATATAATTCTCTTGCTAATTTTTTAAGTTCAAAATTACCAACAGCTTCTTCTACTTTAGCTTTTACTTCGTTTTGTTGAGAATATTTCATCATTTCTTTAGCAATATCAATAGCTTCTTGTCCTTGATAAGAGTAATTAGCTACAATTTTTTTAGCATCGTCAAAAGTCATTGCATGTAGATCATAAAATTCTAAGATATCGTTTATTATATCCTTAGCAGCCTGGTGTATATCTATATTGCTTTCTTCTACTTTAGCTTCGTTTGATTTTTTTTGTGCTAACTTTTCTCTAATGATTTCTTCAATACTTTCTTTAACAACTTTAACTGAACCAGTTACACCTTTATCTTTAAATTCACTAACGCCTTTTGGTTTTTTAGTACCAGCTTCTTTTTTACCTAAATCATCTTTAACGTTTGCTTTAGGATCTTTTTTTAATTCTTTCTTAATATAACCATCTGCTTTTCTACCTTGCATTTCAGCTTTAAGATTTTTTTCTAAACTTTTTCCAGCAATTTCAATTTCAATATAGTTTCCAGTATCCGCTGTTGGTTTTAAACCAGCATATAGTTTAGTATAATAATTAGCATCTTTAGTAATATTAGCTAATACTTTCTTTTGAGCAGCTAATACTTCATCTTCAGTTAAATCTGTTCTAACAGCATTATCAGCCATATCTAATTCGTAGTTCATACCTTTAGAGTATTCATATGGATTTACCATATCAATAGTCTTAGCTATTATTTCAACATCGCCATATTTTTTACCATCGGCTTCGTTGATGATACCCTTATTTTTAAGGATTTTAACTGCGTCTTCGTATGAAGTCATATTAGTAATCCAAGGTAACTTGGAGTCACGTCTTACTTCGTATAGAAATTTCTGGTTGCTAATGTCACCAGATTTGTGTTTAATATAAAGTTCTTTCGTTGTCATGTATATAAATATTAGCGACCTTGCCCACGATATGTCTTAGGGCGAGGAGTGTGTTTGTTATACGATTTTTGTGCGCTACCTGTTTTGCGTTTGCCAAATGTTAATTTTTGACTGCTACCTGCTGCTTTTACCTTTGCCATTATTGAACTAAACGTTTAATTTTATTGTTTGTTTCTTGTACCTTAGCTGAAATTTTTGATAATGCTTCTTTAGTTCTATTCAAATAACGAACTTCATTAACATCTGATTTCATTTCAGATTTCATTTTTTCAGTGTAATCAACTAATTTGTTGATTTCATCTATTTTTCTACGAATTTCTCTAACCGCTCTGTGCATTTGCTCACTTGGAGTTCTTACTTGAGTTGTTCTTTTAAATTCGCTATAACGAGCTTCGTTTACAGGTAATGGATTTTTTTCTTGTTGTCCATTAGCCCAGTCATAATCAGCATCATCACTTGTTTTACCAAATGTATCGTCTTCTTCTTCGTCAATTTCATCACTATCATCTCCACTATCGTCATCTTCAGTTAATGAAAGACTTTTAACAATTTCAATTACTTTAGCAGCACTTAAATCACCATTTTGATATCCTTTAAATAATAATTTTTTAACGTCTGGATCTAAACTAGGATTATTTAATGTAGCAACTACTACATCTGTATTTTCATTAACTGAAGGAGATTGTGATTTTAGATATTCTATTCTTTTTTTTAATTGAGCAATTTGTGCATCAGCACCTTTGCTTCCATATTGATTAGACCAACGCACAAGTCTACGTAATTCATCTTCTAAATCAGAAATACTATTATAATTAGGTCCATCATCTTCCATATCAAACTCACCATATTCTTCCCACATTTCTTTATAATCGATTGCCTTTGAAGGACGATTAGGAATAGATGGGGCAAAATGTGTACCGAATGTTTTATTATAATCAGCAGCAACTTTTTTTCCTGCTTTAACTGTAGCGTATTGAGCTCCGGTACCCGGAGTAGCAGATGCGGAACCACCAGTTCCGGACATCTCATTTGTTTTTTTCTTAACTAATCTAATTTTAGACATTATTAACTTTCTTAAGCTCGTTTACTAATTCTTGGTACTGAAGTAAAGCTGAAACTTGTTCATCTTTAATTTTCTTTGATTCCAAGATTGGATTAATTAATGTTATAACTTCTTGAACCTTAATTTTAGTTACGGGTTCATCAATTGTTTTTAATATTCCTAGTAAATCTAATTTAACCTTTTGGAACTTTTCGTTTAAGAATTTTTTTAAATTAGTAGAATCAGATACACTTTGAATGTATTCTTTTAATACTTCTTTTTGTTCGTTAGTTAAATTAGCAAACTTTTTGTTAAAATTTTCAAGCATTACCTTTTGAACAAGGAAACGTGTTCCTCTATCTTGTTGTAAAAATTCTTCTACAAGTGGTGATAAATTAGCAGCTACTGTACTTCTTGTCAAGTGCTCTAATATATTAATCTTGCTTGATATAATTGTCTCGGGATTCTTGAATTTCTTATCTGAATATGATTCAAATAACACATATATTGAAGCTAATGTCTTATAATTATTAATTTTAGCTTTGAAGAAATCATCAATATCATAATTGTTTTTGATTTCTTTAATTAAATTAAATTTCTCTTTATTTAATTGAGTTCTGTCAATTTTTCCTGATAAGTCTAATGTAGTTGAAATAACTATGTTAGCTTTTTGTTCAGTCAATTGTTCAGAATTAGCTAGGGTTTGATATAATTTGTTTTCTTTGGCAATTTCAGAGTTCATGAAATATTTCTTAATCAAACCTAATGCTTTAGAGTTTTGATTAGCCATCGAATCCGCCGTAATTTGGCGAACCAATAATTCAAAAAGAATACCGGTATTTTTAAATTTACTATGTTTAACTTTCATATGTAGAATGCTACTAATTATAAATATTTGAATTATTTAATTTCCTCGCGGATATTGTCCTCGTTTAATAAACCACTTTGTTCAAATAAATTAATTTTTCGCGAATTTTTCAAATTATCAAACATAGTTTTGTTTTGCAAGAATACAGCTGTTGTTCCAGCAGATTCAAGTCTCATATTATTGCTTGTGTTTGCACGAGTTTTAACATTATATTTATCCATTCCATCAGCATCTTTACCCTGACCTTTAAGATCATCTTTACCTAATCTATCACGTCCAAAATTACTATCTTGATCGTTATGATCAACACCCTTTGAAGGTCTTCCAGGAATTGGTTGTTCTGGATATTGACTATCGCGTTCATCGTATCCTGTAGGTACTTCAGTAGTTGAATTTTGTCTACCTTTACCATAAAGAGATGCTAATTGGTGAGGTGTACCATATGCTTGGCCTGATTCTAATGGGTCGTTACCTTCAGATTTGATTTGTTCATATCTAAATTCACGTTTTTTATCTTCGGCAAGTAAATCTCTAATTTCTTGAATTTCATCTTCAGATAAGTGTAAGATATTATCGTAGATCCAATCAGTAGGCATTAAATTATTTTCCATAATACTACCCGCTAATTCAATTTTTGATTTTAATAATTCAATACGTTCTTGATCGTATATAATTGATGGAGTTGTTAATGACAATTCAAAGTTTGTCAATTGTTCATTAGTATAACCTTGAGAATATAAGTGAACTAAACCAATTTTAGTCAATTCGCTAATCAATATCTTTTGGATACGCTCAATTGTACGAGCAAAACGAATATCTTCAGCTGCTAATGTAGCTTTACCGCTCAATTCACCTTCATAGCCTAAATACGCTTTAGGGATTTTTAAAGCGGAGAAAAGTTTATCACGTAAGTATGTTACGTCTTCAATAGCAGCATATTCAAGACCCTTTGTAGTGTCAATTTTAGTCGTTTGATCACCACCACGAACCGGGATATAGAAATCCTCAAGTACGTTCTGCATATTATATCTTAGGTTATATTGGCCTGTTTGAGGATCAACTACTGGAGTTTTCTTCATCTTACCAATCATCTTTTGCATGTAACCTTCTACTTCGTTTGGTGGAATATTTCCTACGTTAACATAAAATACTCTTTTTTCAGGAGCACGAACAATACGATGAATTAACATCGCATCTTCCATTAATACTAATTGCTTATATAATTTACGACCTGGTTCTAAGTAAGAACGGCCATAAGGTAAATAGTTAAAGTCACTTAATAATCTAAAGTGAGCCATTTCGTAGTTATCAAAATAAACACCCTTACCTTCTGAATCAATAATAGGAGTTGATAACACATATCCTAAAGGTGATGTTGCTTGAGTTGTAGGGTCATATTTAAAACGTACGGATTGTGGTTTATGTAAATCATATCCTTCTTCTCTTAAAATATTGTAAGATGAAAATGGAATAACACCATACACACCAAATTTTTCACTAATTTCTAATTTAAGATAAAAATCACCATACTTACACATATTACGAGTCCAAGACCATAAGTTAAACTCAATGTTTAACACGTCATAATATAAGTTATATAAAATCTTTTGAATCGTTTCGTCGCTACTTCTAATTTGTAATACTTCACCTTGTTCGTTGCGTAAAGTACATTCATCTGCTACAATATCAAGGGCAGATGCACAAATAGCATCAGTATCCATCGCTTCATAGTCAGCATATAATTGAATTCTTGTAGTAGGATAGTTAAGTTGTTGAGATAGATTATAATTCCATCCACCTGATGTAGTATATAAGCGAGCGTATTTGTCGTATAGTGAGTTTGTTTGAAGAACACCAAGTCTTTGAATACCATCGGTATCCATTACCTTAAGTTCGTCACCACCCACATTTCTTATTATAACGTCTGTGGAAAAGAGTTTCTTGAGTCTACCAAATAATGAAGTATCAGCCATATTATTGTTTATATTATATAAATATTTGTTAACCTAGCAACCAGTCTATATTTTCTGATTGGTCGTGTGGTAAATCCATTTGATATGGATTAGGTATAAAATTTCCATTATTAGGAGAATAAACCGGCGACATATCGTTACCAGTTTTATAAATGCTACTAATAGAAGCTTTAGCCATATCAAGACCTTGTTGTCTAAATGATAAAGCTGTATCTCTTAAAAACATTCCTATACCCCAAGCCATTACCAAGTCATCATTATACCCATCTAATGCTTGTGCTTTACCATTTTTCCAAACGAATGTTCTTAATTCCTCAAGTAGTCGTTTAGATTGTATAGTACAAGCTCTCTCGTGAATATACGACACCATCTTTGAGATAACAAGTGGTCTTGTGCGAAGAGAAGTAGTAAATCCAGGAACCATACCACTTGAGTTTTCAAATTTAGTAAGATATTGCTCAACGTTACCCATCGCCATATCCATTTTTGGAGAATAGTAAAGATTACGATATCCTCTATCTATTACTTGCTGGATTACAGCCCAACCTACGTTAGCGTTTTCAATTACAAGTAAAGCATCGTTATATTCAGTAGCTATACCAACAAGCAAGTTACCAAAGTCACGTGTGGGTAGTTGTTGTTTAAATTCACCTACTTGTATTGCTGTTTCTATATCAATAATATGAAATGTTGAAAAGTCTTTACCATCACCTCTAGCTACGTCGGCTATAACAGCATATTGTTTAGAATAATCTGGGATTTCCCAAATCCAAAGTGAACCATCAATACCTCTTTTATCCATTGGTTCCTTCATAAAGGAATCTATATAAAAGTTTAGAGTAGGAGGATCAATTACAGTATCACCTGATGTTGTAAAGTCACAATCACACTCTTGTGCTGCGTTTCTAGGTCCTAATAATCCATCTTGTTCATCTCGCCACGCTTGAGTTCGTTCAGGGTGGACTGTCCAAGGTAATTTAATAGGTACAAATTTATTTTCTGCTGATTGAGCTTTAGTCCATGTTTTATGAAACCAGTTACCAGTACCATAAGGGGTAGATATAGCTATACATCCACCACCCGTAGCTAGGGTTTGTTGAGCAGAAGCAAATATATCTTCAATTTGATCAATAAACGCGGCCTCATCTATTACAAGTAAAGATACGGCTTCCGAACGACCTGCATCTCCAGATGCTGAAACTGCTTTAATTTGAGAACCATTTGCTAATCGAAGTGATAATTTATTATCCTCGACTGCTTTTAGTTTTAACCATGAGGGAAGGTTATTATAAGCGAAACGTACTTTAGTAACCATGTTTTTAGCAGTTTCCTGCTTAGTAGCGATTACAAGTACGTTTTTATCTTTATTAAATAGCATCAACCATAATGAATATGCTGATACTAAAGTAGAGATACCTAACTGTCTTGATTTATTCGTTATACAATAAGAATTGTTTTTGAATATTTGAAGTACTTTTTCTTGGAATGGGTATAGTCCAAATTGAATTCTACCCCTTTGTGGGTGTTGAATCCAATAATATTTTTTCATGAAGTAAACAGGATCTTGAGCACATTTTACGAACTCCTGTTTAATTATGTCTTTTATGTTTTGTTCAGCCATAACAGGTTTATATATATAAATATACAAGGAAACAAAAAGCCCAACCTTACGGGGTTGGGCTCAGAGCTATAATACTGAGACTACAGCGGGGCAATTGACTTAAGGCAGATCTTACGGTATGCGATTAAGTACTATTATTTTACTAACATTAAATATACTAATCCACCTGCTATCAAACCAGCACCAATTCTAGTGAATTTGTTTTTAGTTTTTAACTTGGCGTTTTCTAATTGTAGAGTATTATATTGGAATTTCCAATCTTTAATTTGTGTATTTTGGTTATTCATAATGTTCTTGTAAGTATTTTCCTTAGATTGGAACTTAACAATAACACTATCTTTTAAGGTAACTTTAGATTCTAAAGTAGCTATTGAACTATCTTTTAATACTACTTCTTGTTTTAAGCCATCAAATTTAGCTAAATCTTGAGAAGCAGAAGATAATACTGGTTGAGCGACAGGTAACAGGTTACTTACTGTATCCGCTGGGTAGCGTTGATTAAAGTGAGATACTAATTCTCCACCTTTTAAGTTTTTAACTCTATCAACTTCAACTTCAACTACTTCTTTTATTTTAATTACTTTAGCTTTTTGATTTGCTAATTTATCTGTTAATTCAGAGTCAATTTGATTTAATGAATCAATAACAGCATCATCTTTAGCTATATCTAATTTCATTGAATCAACAGCATGTACTAAACTGTCTTGTTTTGCTTTAAATTCACTTGTTAATCCTATATTAGTTACTTTATCAAAAGCTAACCATAATAAAATTAAAAGTAAAATAACGGGTAAAATATATTTTTTCATATTATCGGCCTAATGTTTTAACGTTTAAAACAATGTAATCAAAAATATCATCATTATCAAATCCTTCTTCTTGTAGTGTACGAATAATTCTTCTCATAGCATCTACTAACTTAAACAATGATTCATCAGAAACAATACTATCCATTTTTTCAATGGTTTCATTTGATGCTTCATTTATATTTTCAGCTACTTTCTTTTCATTAATGTTTTTTTCAATAACTGAGCCTAATTCATCTAATTGATCTGATATTTCACCTAGAGCATTAATTAAACCACCTCTATCTCTTGGAGAGATATTCATGTTATTAGCTGTATTTTTAGATATTCTTCCTACAGTACGTTGTACTTTAATTACTTGTTGTAATAATGGATCTTTAATACTAGCTTCAGTTATTAAGCTTGATAAATCAATTCTTTTTGCCATATTAAGCGATTACATCTTTTACAAAATCCATTACATCCAAACCACGAGATTTAAAAGCCTTCTTAATATCTGGTCTTTGAATAAATTGTTTTAATACTGCTAAGTCAGTTGATTTTGATCTTTGTCCTTTAGGTTGAGCTAAAATTTTACCAATTTTAATTTTAATAATTTGCTTAGCTTTCTCTAATGCTGAATCAGCAACTGAATTATCAGCTTTTGGAATTGTTAAATTAAATTCTTTTTCAGCAGCTTTAATATCTTTCTTTGTAGGTTCTTTATCAGAATCAGTTGAACCAAATTCATCATCTGTTTCTTCGGTATCTGTATCTTCAATTGCTTCTTCTACATCTGTTTCTTCTAAATCGCTTTCTTCCAAATCGCTTTCTTCTAAATCACTTTCACGTACACCTTGACCTGAGTATCTGCGGCAATAGCTATCATTTACTATATCACGATTACCTTCGTCATCAATTCTATAGCAATTACCATCACTACCATATTCATATATAGTTTCTGATTCATTTACAAATTTATCTGTTGATTGTGATTGTTTATAAAACACATCACTTGCAGGGTTTACTTCTGCTGCTTCTTCATGCATTGGGCCTTTTCTTTGAGCCATGTCAGCAACATATTTGCTGTAATTAAATTCTGCCATTAGTTGGTTATTTACGATAAATATTACAAATTCTGCAAAATAGTAGCAATACGATCATTAGTATTACCTTCAACCTTAATTAATTTATTTGGTGGATATTAAGCTAATGATAATTTAATAACTTCATCAATTTTACGTCTATATTGTGGATCTGTTTCACGAACACCATTATTTTCAACACTAACTCCACGAGGATCAACATAAATAACTAAATCATATTGATTACGTAACATCATAGAAGCTTCAACAAACGTACGCTTATCAAAGTCACTAATCGATTTAGCGCCTAAAGTAAATGCACATACGTCCCAAATTGTTCTATCCGTTAAAACGTTTTCATGCAACAATTCACTCGCACGTTCAGCTAAGAATACAAACTGACCATTTAATGTAGAATCAGTATTTAATGGAATACCTAAATCACGCAAATATTTGCTACGTTCAGTAGCAATAAAATAATCTTTGAATTGTGGCAATTCAGCCAATTCTTTTACTAATGTAGTTTTACCTACACTCATTGTTCCTGCTAAACCTATTTTCATATTATAAACGAG